GCCATATACTCTACTTGTTCAAATTCATCATCATTTAGCGCCTTTGTTTCAACCGTCAACCGGTCTGAAACGTAGTTATCGGTAGTGAGCGCGTAAGTCTGAAGGGCTGTCTTAACCGCTTTTTTATTGACGATTTTTACAAGCTTTTCCTTTTCATCAAAAAGATAGATCATGCTCGTTCATCCCTCCAAACTACATTCTTAACCGTTGCATTAACCGCGGTTATTGTGTCACCGTTCCGGACTGTAAAATTTTCCAGCGGACTGAATCGCTCTAATTCGCTTAGAATATTCCGGCCACCAAACGTAATTTTGATTTCATCCGGATCAAAAGAAATAATAATATCTTTCCCTGGTGTGTATGTCCCGGCAAAAGAAAGCACCTTGGACCCATTCAAAATTTGAAGTTGGTTTGTGGTCTTGGTTGGTGTAACCGTGATAGATTCTGGTAACACTTCCACCGCGTCCACCAAAGAAATAGGCCCTGTCGAATTTTGGGGCCGTTTTTTCTTATATCCGTCTGGAATCAGCAAATTAAACTTACTAACAATGCTTAGGCTTGTTTCTTCGAAGCTATCCGCCCCGTTAAAATAGCCGTAGTAAATGTATTCCGGTTCATCCCTAAAAGAGATTTCAAGGAATCCGCTTTGGGCGTGTGTCCTTAAAATTTTATTCAGTTTGGCGAACCGGTCCCGCATTTGGGCGCTAGTGTCTGCTTTTAGTTGGTACTTGATTTCTAGGGTGCGCTCTTCGTCTGAAAAACCATCCACCCAGACACCACGCCGGCCAGGGACCTTAGTAGTGGAAACGTTCCGCCCCAATAGTCCACGGCCTGTAACTGTCAAGTGTCGGTACCCCTCAACTAAACTATTAAGAGGTTGTCCATTAATTAGTAGGTTATCGCTAGGCTCAAAAGTAGCAACTTCCTGATCTAATTTTCCTAAACTAGTATAGTTATACATACTTCTTCACCCTTTCTAATAACTTCCTAAAATTAATTCCATTTCTTGTTCTCTTGTGATGTCGTTTGTGAATGCTCGGTAAGTCGTGCTTCCAAGTTTCAAGGTAATATCTGCCGGCTGTTGGTTCACTGTCAAAATTCCACCATCAAAATTAACGTTTGGATCATAAGCGGTCAAGCTTCCCAAAGCACCTTCTACTGTGCTTAGTTCATCTTGGAATACCCCGGACAAGTCCTTATTAGTAAATGCATCAATAGCCCCTTGAGCCATTCCACCTACTGACTTAGCCACGTTTTCAGACTTGCTATCCACCCCGTTGATGAAACCTTGGTCAGTATATACCCCAAACTGTTTGAATACACGGGATGGCGATTTAATACCAAGCAAGTTTTTAGCCCAGTCAATCGCCCCGCCTATCGCGTCACCTACCGCATTAATCAAATTACCCGCAAAGTTTTTAACACCGTCAACAAATCCATTGATCAGATCAGCACCTACGTCGATAGCCCCACTAATGAAGTTTCTAGCGCCTTCTACCGCGCCAGAAAAAGCGGAAGTAACCGCGTTTACAATATTAGAACCGGCTGTGGTAACTGTTGAAACTACGGTATTCCAACCATTTGAGATAGTGCTAGTAATTCCGCTCATAAATCCATTGATTCCGGAAGTAATGCTGTTCCAAGTGGAAGAAATAAGCGAACTAATGCCGGACATAATACCAGACAAGAAAGAACTGATACCGTTCCAAGCGCCAGTAATAACGCCGGTAATCACTCCAAGGGTTCCGCTTATGATGGAACTAATACCATCCCAAATTGAACCGGTGAAATCCTTAATACCGCCCCAAATTGTATTCCAAATATTGGAAATTGTATTCAGCACGGTTTCAATCACGGTTTTGATTGCGTTGATAACAGTAGTTATTGTTGCTGTGATTGCATTCCAAACAGTTTGTAGAATCGTCAAAATCCCGTTCCAAATATTATTCCAAAGGTCTGAAATAAAGGTTAGTACAGCATTAATAACGTCACTCACAACTTGGATAGCGGTTTGGACGATTGAAACAATAAGGTCCCAAATTGTTTGTAGAACCGTAGCTATTACATTCCAGATAACCGTCCAAATTTCTTTCAAGAGATTAAGACCGGCTTGGATAATTGCAATTAAGCCTTGAATAGCTATTTCAATACCAGTTTTAATACCTTCCCAAATCGTACTAGTGATTTCCTTGATAGTTTCCCAGGCACCGGACCAGTCGCCGTTGATGATCTGCATTACTAACTTAATAATTCCAAGAATCACGTTTAAAACGGTTTCTATTGCGTTTTTGATGGCATTCCAAACCGTTGTTACTATCGGAACTATCGCATTCCAACCCGCTTCGATAATAGGCGCTACTGCATTAACGACGGTTTCCACCACCGTTTTTATAGCGTTCCAAATTGTTTCAGCGGTTTGTAGAATTAAAGCGTGGTTTTCATTCCACCATGAAACCAAAGTCCCGAAAATCTTTTTAACAAAGTTCACCACTTCAGTGATAGCACCGGAAACAGTCTTAGAAACAGTTTGAAAAGCGGAATTAACCTTATCCCTAAATTCTTCACTTGAATTATACAAGCCCACCAAACCGGCCACGAATAACGCGATAAGGCCAATTACTACCCAAACAGGGCCACTAATAGCACCAAGGGCGCTACCAATCGAACCAAACACGCCGGAAACGGCTGTACCGCTAGCGGTTGCACTTTGGAAACCGGTAATTAGGGCGGAAACACCGCTTGAAACCTTGCTTACAATTCCAACAATTCCACCTACTACCTTAGTAATGGTACCTACTACCGTAAGGATTGGACCAGCAGAAACCACAATCGCGCCAATCCACTTCTGCCAAGGTTCAAGTGGTAAGTTGTCCCAGATAGTACCTAAAACGCGTACAATATTATCCTTGAATGTGATTATGGAATCTTTTAGGTTTTCCATCAAGGTTTTTATATCCGCGTTTTTCTGACCAAGCCCCGCTACCAAGTTTTGGGCGGAAGCTTTCATGGATTCAAAGGATCCGGCTACTGTTTCGCTTGCTTCTTTGGCCGTCGTTCCAGTGATTCCCATTCGTTCTTGTGTAACGTGGATGGCTTGTATAAGCTTATCGAACGGAATATCCTTCACGTTTTGAGCCGTAGCCTTAAAGCTGTCACCCATTACGCCCGATTCATTAACCAGCCGGGCCATTTCTTCTTGTGTACCACCATATCCGAGTTTCAGGTTATCTAGCATGGTATAGTTGTCTTTTGCAAAGCCCTGATAAGCGTTCTGAATGTCCTGGATATTCGTCCCGAACTTGTTTGCATTATCCGCCATATCCACGATAGCCATATCAGCATATTTTGAAGCTTGGACGGTATCACCACCAAGCCCCTGTAACAAACTAGCAGAAAAGGAAGTAACTTGCTCCATGTATTTCACGCCGGAAATGCCGGCCCGCTTGTATGCTGTCTCTGAATTTTTGATAACAGTCCCAGCGGAATCTTTAAAAAGTGTTTCAACACCGCCCAAGGCTTGTTCTAGCCCTGCAAAAGACTTGATAACACCACCGATAGCGCCGGCTACGGGCAAAGTAAAACCGGCTGTCATTCCGGCTCCTACTTTTAACATGGAATCGCCTATACCGTTAATTGTTCCGCTTAATTTTTCAAGGCTTGAACCAGTCTGACTTCTTAGACTTTGTAAAGAAGCTTGGGCCTCTTTCAAACCGCTTTTGAAGTCGGAAACGTTCGCTTTTAGTATAGCCGTTACATCAAAATTTGTTCCCATTAATTACCTCCTTTCTTTCTCATTTGATTGATCAACCTATTTCTTTCAGCCATATCCATTTTTCTGTTTGGTCCAGACTGGTTAGGTTGATTTCTTTTGAAAATCTTGTCAAATTCTTTTTGATGGTCATAAAAATCATTAAAATTTTTAAATGCCGGACGGGCGGACTTACCGCGTCCCTTTTGTGCTTTAACAGACTGGTTAAACCATGCCTGGATAGCAGAATTTAACCGCTTGTCTTCTTGCTGGATTGCGTAAGCCATATTATAGATTTCAAATTCTTCTAGCGTTGTCCGCATAGCCTCTTTGAAAGTCATTCCGTGCCGGGCAATTAAAAGCGCCAAAGCCTCATCATAACCAAAATTAGAACTTGATTCTTGCGCTTGCCCTACTCCGCTAGGTTCATGGCCTTTTTGAGTAGGGGTGACGCTTTTAACTCGTTCATGATTTCCTCAATGGTCTGATCATACTTTTCTTCAATGATTAGATCTTCAAGGAATTTTTCAATAGCGTCATTTGATGGTTTTTGGGCTTCCGTAACAGTCGCGGACTTAATCAAGTCAATCAATGCCAAAGGGTCATTCATTGCGCGTCCGGCGTTGAACATAGTCATAGCGCCGTAACCGGTTTTCATTCCTTCCATTTCAACCGAATGAAGCTTATTCATCTCACGTAAAAAGCCAATCCCAAAGCGTAAAGTATAGTCTTTTCCACCAATATTTAAAATCATGTTGTTATTTCTCCTTCAAAAAAATTAAAAAAATAAGGGGCTTAAATAAGCCCCTGAAAAATTAAGTTGGTAACCCTGTACCTTCGCCCTCTTTAGCCAAAGTATGATATTCATACTGTGCCTTATTAATAGCGGATTTTTGGCTTTCTGTGAGTGTATCTGTACTGATAACCCCATTGCCATCAATCGCCATTTCATAGGTCAATTCAACCTTATCATCTGCCGGCGCAGAAATTTCAAAGTTTTTGAAGAATCCTTGGTAATATTCCACGTCATATTTTTCCTTACCTTGATCTTCGCGCTTGCTTGCTAGGTCCACGATCCAAACTTCAATCTTATCAGTATTGCGGAACCATTGGCGCATTTCCTTCCACATATTAACCGTGTCTTTATCTTCACGGTAAGCAAGTGAAGTAAATTCGCCTGAAGTTTCACCATCTGAAACAGAGTTCACAACTCCATCCTTGGTTTTTGTGTTTTCTACTTCTTTTTCAGCGTTCAAAGTTAATTCCGTTTGGAATCTTACTTTTCCGGCGTCTTGTTTCTTTTGGTCCTTAACGCGTCGGAAAAACGCGATATAGTCTTTTCCTTGAATTAATTCAGCCATTAGTTATTTTTTCTCCTTCTTAGTATAGGTATAAAAAACGTCCAGGACCACATGAAGCAAAGGCCGGACGTCTGTATTATCTGGTATGATCTGTTTATTTGTGTTAGTGTGCTGTAAGTGATATTCCCACTTCCCGGAAATATTCTTGACATTCGTTTCTAAATAGGCTGTTATATCGTCCAAAACTCCCCGCTGTGTCCTTTCAGCGTAAATGTGGACCGTTTGGCCCACCTCACCCCAAAGGTCGTTATTTGGGCTTTCTAGGGCATTGTTTTCGCCTATATAGATAAAGGGGTATTGTGTCCCGGCTTCGGGCAAAAAGTCAAAGGTTTTTTCCCTTGCTTCCGCCATCTGATAAATCAATCTGAATAATTCATGGTTTGGCGTCATTTAAAAACCCCTTTCATTACGTTGGTCATGTCTTCCTGGAATAACGGTTGGACTTCCTGGATCATTGGACGCATATAAGGCGTTCCGGACTGAAAGCGTGTACCGTATTCTTGGTAACCGGAATAGCCAGCCTCGGAGTGTATCCGCGCTTCCATGCCCTGGTAATTCGTTGTTATGTGATTCTTTAAAAAGCTTGTATCTACCGGCGCTTTTCTCTTTGCAACTGCCTTGCCACGTTCGCCATTGTTTTTCAAAACTTCCAAAGATTGTTTAACAGCGTTCGGGTGTGCGTTTGAAATTGTCATAGTCAGCTTTTCCAAGCCGTGCCATTTAACTTTAACGCCCAAAAGGTCCTACTTTCTTCAACCGTACCGCCCCTTTTATTGGCGCGTCGATTGCTTCAATAGGCTCATAGGTGTCACGTTTATAAACGGCTTGCGTGAATGGTGCTTGCTCTTTCTGAAACCGGCAAGAGATAATTACATCTGTCCGGTTCCCGTACAGTTCAAACACCTTTGACTGACTGACTTTATTCACCAAACAAGGAACCGTAACAGTTTTTCTCACTTGCATTTCATAAGTGTCTGTTTCCGGATTGTATTTCTTACGCCCGCCACAAATTAGGATAATTCGGTGTGGTGTCTTCATAGGAAAAATACCTTTCCGCGTTCCCGTTGTGTACCATCCAGGCCAAAGTCTTTATTAAGAATAGCCATATACGGTTTAAATAGGTTATCCCACTCCTGATAAGTAACAGAATAACCGTCAACCGTTTCAGACGTTACGCCTTCCGAACCTTTCCGGCCGTATAGCTTATACACCACATTTTCAATCATGAAATTATACTTACTGTTAATTTCAAGCGTTCCAGTTAGTCCTTTAAAATAGCTTTCAGCGTCGTCCACTAAATCAGTCAACAAATCATTTTCATAGTTGTCGGAAGGGTCAATACCCAACCGACGTTTAATTTTTGCTAGTTGGGCTTCTTCCATCTATTATTCCCCTTCGATAGTTTGGGCCAAAGCTACTAGATCCGCTTTTTTGGCGTCTGCTTCATACTCTACGCCAGCGCCATCAAGTAACTCCTTCAATTCTGCCACTTTCAATTTTTCAACTGGTTTTGTTTCCCCAGCTTCCTCATTTGGTGTTTGTGATGGTGTTTCTGGTGCTTCTTCACCCTTAACGCCCAATACACCCTTACCGATTAATTCAGCAATTCGATCCTTGGAAACTTCAAAACCTTCACGGGGGAAAGTGTCCCCTGTTTCGTAAAAGCGATTGTTATCTTTGGTGTCAATAATATTCTTAGTTACAATATAAGCCATTGACTACCCCTTTCTAATCTGTTTAGACGTTTTCAGCAGAAGCGGTCAACTTAGCAAACGCGTTTGCCTTAGTAACCATTACAGCGATATCCATAGTTACGCGAACCGCTACCATTTCTTGTTCAAACAAGTTGATAGGCGTTCCATCTTGGTTCTTCATGGTTGAAATTTGACCTTCTTCGGAGATCTTGAAATTGATATTGTAAGGTACACCATAAATTAAGCTGTTAAAGTCACCGGCCAAAAGGTCGCCTTTCTTGAATTGTTTAGATTTCAAATCCACGGTAGTGATACCGTCAATGGTATTGTTCGCCTTGTCGTAAATTGTTTTCTTGTCGCCGTCGCGTGATTCACGCAATGCAGAACGGTTTTGAATTTTAGAAACAAAGGCGTTAGGGTTAATGTCCGCTTCATAAAGCTTATCTTCCAATTTAAGAAGGTTTTCATAGTTGATAGGACCAACAACAACCTGACTAGAATCTTTAGCAGACTTAGCTACTGAATTAGCGAAAGGTGTTTCATGTCCTAAAAGTCCAGCTTCATCAATCTTAGTATAGAAAGCTTCCACGATCTGCGGTTTCATATCTTCAAAGAATTTTTCCCATGTATAGTTCAATGCCTCACGGGAAGCAACTAGGATAATACCCAATTTGTGAGCTTTAAGAGAAACTGGAACCACTTCAGGTTTGTCGGTCTTGATTTTTTCTGTTTCATTCACCCAGTAAGCAGATACGCCATCTGTTTGGACGTAAACAGTTTTTTCTTGCAAGCCGTCCATTTCATGGTACTGTCCAAGTTGCATTACTACCGAATTTTCAGCGACATCTTTCATAATGATATCTGTCATTTTTTTGGTAAAAGTTCCATCTTTCTTTTCTGAAACTAATACTTTTTCAGGGTTAAAAGTTTGTACTGTCATATTTTAAAATTCTCCTTTAAGGTAATTATTTAATGATCCGGGAATTTCGGAAGATATCCCCTTTATTTGATTTTTCGGACCCGCTAAAATCTGATGAGACTTTTGGGGGTTCCGATTGTGAGTATTCAGCCTTGATTTCACTAATAATACTTTCAAGGTCTGAAATAGCTTGCAAAGTACCTTCAGCGGTATCTTTAACAACAAAAGAAATTACTTTATCATTGACCGGAAGTTTCCGGCTAGAAAGTGTTTTAATGGCTTCATCTGTCAATTCTCGCTTGGTTTGTTCTTTTTCAAGCCCAGCGATCTTATCTAGTAAAGCTTGTTTTTCTGCTTCAGCTTCCTTACGTCGGTACTCTTCTAATTCTTTCCCAGTAAGTTCGCTTTCTGCCTTGTATTTTTCCAAGGCTTTAGAAATTGCGTCCGCTGTATCTTTGGAATGTTTTTCTTCCAAGGATTTCAAACGGCGTTGCATTTCGGCCACTGATACCATCTTTTCCGGTTCTTGCGTCGGATTGCTAGCTTGTTCCTCAACTGTTTCCGGTGATTGTGGATCAATCGCCTGTGGTGTTTGTTCTTCTGCCATTAGTAGGCTCCTTTCTACGCTTGACGGGCAACCTCCCCGAACTCATGCAACTTTTAACGTCTTCAGCACGGTTTGGACAAGCAAAAAACCGTATGGAATCCCGTACGGTTTATAGTGATTTATTCAACTTTTTCGTAAGTTTCTGCAAAAATATCAGGCTTACATGGATAAAATTCGCCTTGTACACCCTTGATAATGTAATCACCTTCAGTCGCAATCATCACCCCTTCAAGTGTTTCTATTTTTAAAATTGGATTATCTAAATCAGCATAATCAATTCGGACTGGATCTAATCCTAATTCTGACAATTTTAAAATTGATTCTTCAGTGTCTACAAACTGAACAGCCTCAATCACTACGGGCTTCTTTCTGTATTTCATCTTTCGTCCTCATCATTTAGTTTAAAATCGTTTAAGGTGCTACCACCCTTTTTATATTTCAGTTCAATGTGTCCATAACCCGAACACCTGCAATTTGGGTGCATAGGGTACATATTCACGCCTTTTTCCAATTCATCAACCGGAAAGGCCTTG